CCATTGATAGCCCGTCCATCTCTTCTGTTGGAGAGGTATGGCCCCCAACTGGGGTTCCAGAGCTTAGGCACGCCGCACCGGGTGTGACTATGACCGCCAATGAACGGGTCAGGCTCTGGACCGAGTCAAGGATTGGGGAACCACCTTTCGCTTCATTGGCTGAGTTGGATCCTGGAATGACTAGGCATGCTGTTTGGGCACGCCTCTCGACCCAGTATCCCATGGCTTATGAGCGTTGGGTGCGGTCTACCGTACCGACTGTACGAGATGCTGGTGCGCCTGCCCCGGTGCCCAGGTTGCCAGTGCAGGCTAGGGACGTCGGCGGTCCCCCTGCGCAAGGGGTGGAGGCTCCTGATGACGTCGGGAGTGACTCCACAGCTACGGCTGTGGAAGCCCCGGCTAGGGCTAGACCTTGGTCTACCAGGCCCGGGCGGTGGAGTGGATTCTTCACCAGACTTAGGGGACGTGGAGTTGAGGCCAACGAAGCCTTCCAGGCTTTGACTATGGACCTCGACAGCCAGAAGGCAATGCTTGGGCTGGTGGATATGTCCTCGCCCATGTCAGTTGCCGACTGGTTTCGTCAGCTCTACGGAACCAAAGTAAAGCTGTTGGCGGTGCAGCGAGTCGACAATACCGCGACCACGAAGCCGGGTGAAGACGAGGATGATTTTCATCGTCTCGACTTCTCCGGTAGGGTGCAGGTGTCTGGGGACGCCACGACCACGGTTAGCCTTCGACTACTAGCTCGTCTGGTATGTTGGATGGCTTACCGGCCTCGTGACCGCAGTACCCTTGGGAGCCTACGAGTCAGGCTACAACTTGCGTCGAAGGAGTTGGGTCTCCTTCCGGAGTATGTAGCCACCATCATCCACGGCACAATTGCAGTGGCTATGCTGGTGCCGGAGTCCGAAGTTCGGGCGATGGCTGTCTTGGGTGGCGAGCAAGGGGAACAGGTCGTCGATTGGTCAATGCGGCTGAACCAAGGCACGCTCGCAGACCCTACTTACCCTCACTGGGGTCGGATCAGGTGGCTACTTTCTCTGATGGCCATCCTCGCGTTGATCCTAGACCTCGGAGGTCAGCTGGAACTAGTGGCTCTATTGTGGTTCCTCTGGCTGGTCACCTGGACGCTTTGGCGCGGGTGGTCTTGGGCCTGGCACGTGGTCGTTGGTACACACCGTGGCGCGGTGCTAGAGAGCCCGTAGGGCTGCCGTGGTCTAGCGGGTACATCCGTCTGCGTGGGTATGGCTACTTCCGCCTTACGTTCAGACGCTTGGGTTGACCTGCCTGTTGACCTTACGGAGCAGTCATGTGGTGATCTGGCACCGAGGAGGCACATGTACTGGTGCCATGTGCCGGCAGTGGATGGGGTTTGGGCACCCGTTGTGCACTCTCCTTGTGTGCACAATGAGTACTCGGGTTTGGCCTGGAGAACTCTAGGTCCCACCCCTGACTTTCCTGGCTCGGAGCTCTTGCGTGCAGAGTTCAGGAAGTTAAGGGCATTGGTCCGTCGTCTAGGTGTAGAGCGGACCACGATGCGGAAGGTGGTTGAGGGTTATTCTGGTCCTATGCGGGAGAAGTACCGCTTGGCGATGGATTCCTTCAGCACTGAAGAGTGGCTTGGCAAGAGGGATAGGAGGTTGTCGGCGTTTGTTAAGGGTGAGAAGGTCAATCCTCTAAGGCGTAGTCCCACGAAGCCTAGAGTGATTATGGCCAGATCCCCTCGTTTTAACCTGCGCTTGGCCACCTATCTGAAGCCTCTCGAAGCGGCGCTATGGCAAAATTGGCGCTCACCTGCCTCAGTGGGGCGAACTAGGATGGTCGCTAAGGGTCTTAACCTGCTCCAACGAGCAAGGCTTATCCGTCGCAAGATGGGCCTTGTGGGTTCGGGGTGTGTTGTCTTTGAGGTGGACGGCAAGCAGTTCGAGGCTCATGTTACACGAGATGACCTAGGACTGGAGCACAGCGTCTACAAGGCGGCATACCCGCGGGAAGTCGAGCTAGCTGACCTGCTGCAGTCACAGTTGCAGTTAAGGGGACGCACGATGGGTGGCATCAAGTATGGCCGTGACGGTTGTCGGGCTAGTGGGGATTATAACACTGGTCTGGGCAATACAATTGTCATGTTGTGTGCCTGCTTGGCAACGATGGAGCTTATGCAGAAGCGTATTGGTCACGTCCGCTATGACATTTTGGCAGATGGTGACAATGCTCTCTTGTTCGTGGCAGCGGCCCATGCCAAAGTTGTGCGTGAACAATTCGCCTCAGTGTGTCGAGAGGTGTCCCCTCAGGAGCTTGCTGTTGAGGCTCCCGTAACTCTGCCAGAGCAAGTAGAGTTCGGACAGTCCAAGGGCGTGTGGAACGGTACAGATTACGTCATGTGTCGTAATGTCTTCAAGGTCCTTTCGGGGGCCTTTTGTGGATACAAGCATTTCCACGACATGCGATTTGGCCTTAGGGTGTTGAAGGCCATGGCGGACTGTGAGTTCTACCTCGCTAGAGGGCTACCAGTGCTTCAGAGCTATTTTGCTGCGGCTCGAGCAGCATTAGCCGAGGTACCGGACATCGCTGACCCTAAATTCTGGTTAGAGGGTCACACGTTGGAGGCTGTCAAGTTAGCTGGGAGCATCGAAGCGGTACGAGCAGCGCAGGCTCTACCCGTGGCTGATGCAGCCCGAACCTCATTCGAGGCGGCGTTTGGCATTGGGATCCAGGAGCAGGTTTGCTTGGAGCGTGTTCTGCCTGAGTCCATAGACTTTCCATCGGGGAAAGACTTCCAGTGGCGTCGCTGGAAGGTCTGGGATGTCGAAGGACCCGAGGTGGTGCCCAGCATAGACAATCGCTACTATGACCGGATTTAGATCCGTCTTGTAGCTTGTTTGCCCTGGTGTTTGCCTTTGTGGTCAACTGGGCGGTGTGTGGGCGTGATGCATTCGGGCCATTTGTGAATAGGCGCCAACCATTGTGGGAGACTTTGTTTCCGAAAGGACTTGTCCCGTGGAGTAAACCGGCCTTAGGGGCGGCTCCTGTTGGTGGCTTTAGGCCTATGGGGTGGTTATGGGGTAATACACTCCCCACATCCCTAAGGGCTTAGCACTTGGTGCAACGGATGTGACTCTGGGGAATACTGGGCACGAAGTAGGGTAAGTAGTGGCCAGTTGTGAAGTACCTGGGGGTTATTG